TTATCGGTAGCTAGTGACACACTGGACGGAGCGCAAGCTCAAAAGGAGATCAAAATGTCGGAAGAGGTAAAAACTCCCGAAGTCGACTTGGAAGCATTTGCTAAGAAGGTAGCAGAGGAAACTGCTGCTAAAATTGCAATGAAACAAGCCGAGACTAAAGCTGCGGAAGAAGCTGCAGCACAAGAAGCTGTTGAGAAAGCCGCTGCGGAAGCAGAAGCTAAAGCAGTTCAAGAAGAAGAAGTCAAGCAAGCTGTAGTAACTGGTGTTGAATCAGGTACTGAAAAGCTTATTGAAGATGTTCAAAAAGAGTTTACTAAGCGCGATGCCGATATGGCAGAAACTCTCGCTAAGTATAAGAAAGAACTCGAAGAGAAGTCTGATGAAATCGCTAAGATGCGTGACTCCAAGCGAGTATTCGCAGATCGTGCTGAAAAGAACGATATTTCTAAGTGGGGTCAAGACTTCCTGAATGCACATATGTTGGGTGTAATGACTCGTAAGGGTTGGGATACGCAGTATGGCCGTGACATTCAAGAAAAAGCCGGTATCGACTATGCAACTAATGCTGGCGATATCGACCAAGAAGTTTCATCTCTTATTGAGAAGGAAATTCAAAATGAGCTGCGTGTAGCTCGACTATTCCGTGAAATCCCTGTGAACGGTGGAGCAACTGTGCTACCAATTTCCGTAGATGTTGAGCCTGCAACTTTCTCTGCAAGCGCAGCAACTTCTGGTAACTTGGAAAATCGTGGCGCATCAAACAGCACCTACCGTCCTAAGCAAGTAATCTTGAACGCTTATCGTTTGATCTCAAGCACCTTTATGGACAATGATGTTGACGAGCAAGTTCTGATTAACTTGATGCCTATGCTGATTGAAGGCGTAGCACGTGCACACGGTCGTGCAGTCGAGAATGCTATTCTAAATGGTAACTCAAGCGCACCTGCAGGTCTTGCAGACTTCGCCGCAGCAGCAACGCTGTCTGGCACTGACAACATGGACATCTCTGATGGCGACTTGTTGACTGCTGCTAACTTATTGACCGCACGTAAGGCAATGGGTAAGTATGGTTTGAATCCTTCAGATGTAACTTACATTGTTAGCTCAGCGAGCTACTACGATCTGTTGTCAGATTCTGCTTTCCAAACTCTTGATGAAGTTGGATCAGATTTGGCAGTACGAATTACTGGTACAATTGGAGCCGTGTTCGGTTCTCCAGTAGTTGTATCAGAAGAGTTCCCTGCGGACAACACTAACGGTAATATGGCTGCAGTAGCAGTATACGCCCGTAACTATGTAATTCCACGTCTACGTGGTGTTACGGTTGAACAAGATTACGAAGTGATGAATCAGCGACGTGTTATCGTTGCGACTCAGTCACTCGGATTTGAAGAAATCGTGGCCGGCGCTTCAGCTGACCAACCTTCAGTTCGAATTAACTTCCAGTCTTAATAACCAGCAAACTTGGGGGAGCTTCGGCTCTCCCGAGTTTTTATTAATTTACTTATGGCAGATTTAGTTACATTATCAGACTATAAAGAGGCGGAAGGTATTTCGAGTCCAAAAGATGACTTGAGAATTTCCCGCATCATTCCTTCTATAAGTCAATTAGTAAAAACTTATTGTGGAAATACAATAGTAGACTTTTATTCATCAAATAAAATTGAAGACTTTGACGTCTACTGGGATACTTATGCAGTACAGCTTACAGAAAGTCCTGTAGTTTCAGTAGTGACTGTGCAAGAAAGAGGTGGGTATGATGAACCCTATGCTACTCTTACTACAGGAGCGTATGAATACTATCTTGATACGCGTACCGATAGTATTGTGCGAACAAATGAGTCTGGTGGTCGTCTTAATTGGAAGCAAGGTGTTGCTTCCGTAAGAGTCACATATAAGGCAGGATATGCTTCTACTCCTCAAGACTTGAGACTTGCAGTATTTGATCTAATTACATACTATTTACGAGATGAACATAAAGAGCGTAGAACTCTTGGTGGGGCAACAATACAGAATCAAAGTTCTACTACACAGAGAGATAATGTGGCTTTTCCAGATCACATTAAGCGAGTTTTAGACTTATATAAGAATTTTTAATGGCAGCTACAGAATTAACACAGCTAATATTAAAGGTACAAGAAAGAGTGAAAGATTCTTCTGAAATTTATCGTCATTTTGTTTCAGATAAGCGTGCTCACTTTGTAACTCTGAATGAACAGCAAATGATTGAAGATGTTAGAAAAGCTGCACAAGCAGCTCTTGGAAGATCAAAAGTAGATCAGTTGCCCACAGAGATACAGAGTTTAATTAATACTGAAACTACAAAGATGTTTGATAAGTACGTAAAAGCTCTTCATCCTGATAGATTTTTATCAAAAAGAAGAAAGTTTGAAACATCAGAGTATAACGTTACAGGCGGCGCCGGCAGTAGAGAGTTAACTGTAGTATTTGGTATAAAATCAGGTAAGAAGCCTACAAGCGTATTTAATGCTTTTAAGCGAGTTAAACAAGCAGCACAAAGGACTCTTTTAAAAAACTTAAACTCAAAATTAAAAGAAGCAGGTGCAAAAGAAAGGCAAGTAACAAGTAAAAGAACAGGTAAAACAAGAACACTCCAGCCTATTGATAAAAATGAGTTTCTTGATATTGGCCACATGGGAGCTTCTGCAGTTCAGCAACAAAGAAGAAGAGAAGCACAAAATTTAATCATAAATGGGTATGAAACATCTGCAAATCCAGTGGTAAAAAAATACATAGAGCAGCTTGCAGGAAGTGCTCAGATTGTATTAGATAGGCAGCCAAGACCTGAAAAGGGTGGTAAAGAAGTTTCAGAAGTAGGCTTAGAGTTTGCAGGAGAGAATAGAAAAGCTCTTGATGTGCCAGGAATAACAAGAGACCTTGAAGCTGATCTAGAAGCAGCTTTAGTTCAGTTTTCTGATTTATTTGCTACAGATCCCGGGTCTCCGTCTTTTGTTGATACAGTAATACAGGATGTAGATAATGGCTTTGCAAAGCTACCGGGAAAGAAAACAAATATTAAAAGAGGCAGCACCAAAAGAAAACCAAGAAAAATAAAAGCAACCAAACAGAAACCGAAAGCTAGTAAAGGTGAAGCGTTTATAGACAATACAAAAACGGCAGCTGTACAAGCAGGAGTAAGAGAAAGCAGGAAACAATCTCCTATAAATTTAATGTCTTTGATAAATTCAAAATTACCACAGACAGTTAGAAAAAATATGGGCTTTCCAAGATTAGAAAATCAAACAGGCACATTTGCTGCTTCAGTAAGGGTTACAGATGCATCTACGACAGCACAGGGATTTCCAAGCATAGGATATACCTATCAGCGTCAACCTTACGGCGTATTTGAAGCATCAAGCGGTAGTAGATTTGCAAGCCCAGAAAGAGATCCAAGAACTCTTATTAATCAATCAATAAGAGAAATCGCAGCGGAGATAGTAACAGGTAGATTGTATACTAGGAGAGTTTAGTGAGTGAACGCACATATACCTCTAGAAGAGCAAATATTTTACGCTCTCTTACTACGAAGTTGAAAGATATTGATGGTTCAGGAGCTTTTCTTACAGATCTACAGAATAATGTAGAGCCTAGGCTGAAGTTCTGGGACGAAGTTGTAGAGTTTCCTGCAGTTCACTTAAATGCAGGAGCAGAAACACGACAGTATCAGGGGGGTGGATTTAAAGATAGATTTTTAGCAATAACAATTCGTTGCTATGTTCAAGATGAAGAAGACGCTACTGAAGCTTTAAATTTACTTATGGAAGACATAGAAACAGTAATAGAAGAAAATTCACGTTTAGAATATTCTGATAGTCAGAATAATACTTTTAATACTCAACAAATCACAATAATTAGTATAAATACTGATGAAGGTGTACTAGAGCCCCTAGCCGTCGGAGAAATCGACATAGAGGTTCGTTATTAGAAAATACTGGCACGAACAGACGTTCACGTCCAAGTCTTTTCAAGATACATAGGAGAAAACTATGGCCCAAGTATTATATTTTAGTCGCGACACTAAAATGTATGTCGAGATTGGCTCAGCTATATGGGAAATTCCCGTACTAGATGGGTTCAGTTTCTCACAAGGAGCTAACTCTACAGAGGTTGTACTTTCAGAAGCAGAAAGTTCAGCCGGTGTAAGTAAGCGTGGACGAAGAGTGTTTAACGACTCCTTGGCACCTGCCGAGTGGTCTTTCAGTACTTATGCTCGTCCGTTTTTATCCGCAGGTTCCGGAGCAGGAGCTGCTGATGGTCAAGCAAAGCAGCATGCAGTGGAAGAAGTACTGTGGGCAATGATGGCAGGCCCCGCAACGTATTCAAGTAATGCGTTTACAGGTACAACAACTCATGGTACAGGTACAAATGCAGATTTAGCTATTGACTTTGATCAATCAAACAAGTCACAGCTAGGAACTGCAAATATTTACTTTTCACTTGATGATGCTGGAACACCTACGGTGTACAAGCTTACGGGTGCAGTTGTAAATGAAGCAAGCATTGATTTTGATATTGAAGGTATTGCTACAATTAACTGGTCTGGTTTTGCTTCTACAATTACAAGTGTAAATAAACCTACAAAAACTATTTATGAAGCGATCAATGCAACGAATAATTATATCCGAAATCGACTTACACAGCTAGAAATTACTGCTGCAGATACTAGTACTTTCCCAGGTGCAGGAAGCGGTGTTTATAATCTTACTCTTACTGGTGGTAATATAACAATATCTAACAATATGACCTTCTTAACACCAGAAACAATTGGATCTGTAAATACTCCTCTCGGTCATGTAACAGGTGCTCGATCTGTAAGTGGTAACTTTACTTGCTATCTAGCATTTGAAACAAGTGGTGGTAACGTAGGTACCTCGACAGATTTCTTCTCAGATATGAAGAGCACAACAGCTCTGGCTAAAGTTGTAAACTCTTTCCAAGCTATCTTTAAGATTGGGGGTGGAACCTCTCCATTCTTGAAGTTTACTATGCCTACAGCTCACTTTGAGATTCCTACTCACAATATTGAAGATGTTATTGCTTTGGAAACTACTTTCCAAGCACTGCCATCCACAATTGGTCTAACAGACGAGGTAACACTCGCATATCGCGGTGTAGCTCCTGATGCATAATATAAAAGGGGCTTCGGCCCCTTTTTTCCTCTTACCTATCAAAAATATTTCTTGACTTTTATCCTCTTGTCAAGTAGAATATACACTATCTAAATATTACTTTAAAAGGATTTGTAAATGACGGACAGCCCAGTTTCTTTAGCCAGTCTTATGACACCAAGTAAGACGGTAAGTGTAGATTTTCCTGGTTATTCAGGATTTTCTGTTGATTTATGCTATCTTGCGAGAGAAGAATTAGTAAAACTTCGAAAACGCTGTGATAGCACAAAATGGAATAAAAAGACTCACCAACCGGAAGAGGACTTGGATGAGGATAAGTTTATTGTTGAATATACAAAAGCAGTCATAAAAGGATGGAAAGGTCTTAAGTATCGTTACCTAGAAGAGCTTCTTTTGGTAGATGTAGGAGAGCTTGATCCTGAGGATGAATTACCCTATACAACTGATAATGCAGAACTTCTTATGAAGAATGCAACTTCTTTTGATACATGGGTAACAGAGGCTGTTGGTGACCTAGAAAATTTTACTGGCAACAAGTAGCGTATATAAGAACGCTGCTTGAGCGTTACGTAAAAGAATCCACCCAAAACGTAGATTTAAGTAAATATTTAGCACTCTGTGAACAATTAGGACAAGAACCAGATCCTGCCCAAATGCCACTGGAGGCTTCGGCGTTTCCGTACGAAGTTCAAGTGGCATTTTTTGTGTTTGACCTTTTATCGGATAAGTGGGATAGCATGTCGGGTATGTATTTAGGAAAGGACTGGTCTTCAGCCACTTTTCTATTTGAAGCATATAAAATAGAAGATGTACCCGTTATAGTTTATTTCGCAAAAGTTTATGAAAATATTATCGTATCGCATAGATCCGAAGAACTTGCCCGAAAGCAAAAACAAGCACAGCAATCGGCAAGAAATAAGGCGAGAGTAGGTGGCTAAAAAACGCAAAATTATGGTAGACGTCGTAGTCGACGATAAAGGCACAACCAAGAAGATGGCTGTGTCCCAGCGTCAGCTGGACGGGGCTATGAAAGATACAGAAAAGTCTACCAGACAAGCCAGAAAGCAGATACGAGGTGCTGCACAAACTGCAAGTGCTGGTGGCAAGCAATTTGCTGCTCTTGCATCTGGCACTGGAGGCTTGGTTGGTGCATACGCAACTCTTGCTGCACAAATCTTTGCTGTAACCGCAGCGTTTAACTTTCTAAAAGAAGCAGGCTCTCTAAAGTTATTACAAGAGGGTCAGCTTGCCTATACCGCTGCAGTTGGTACTTCTATGAAATCCTTGACAATGGATATTCAAGCAGCAACAGGCGCACAGCTAGGTTTTAGAGAAGCTGCGCAAGCGGGTGCTATTGCAACTGCTGCAGGCTTATCCCCCGACCAAATTGTGGCATTAGGTAAAGCAGCAAAAGATACTTCAACTGTACTTGGTCGAGACTTAACAGATTCATTTAATCGTTTAGTTCGTGGTGTAACAAAAGCAGAACCAGAACTATTAGATGAACTTGGTATTATTTTACGACTTGAAAAAGCTACTACTGATTATAAAACCTCTCTTGGTATAACGGGAGAGCTAAGTGCGTTTCAACGAAGCCAAGCAGTAACTGCTGATGTTTTAGAACAAGTAGAAAAGAAATATGCCAGAATCTTAGCAGTTACAGGAGAGAGTACAAACGAGTTCCAAAAACTTGCAACAGCTTTTGATGAAATAATTATGAGTATTCAAGAGTTTGCTGTTAAGTTTTTAACTCCAGTTGCTCAACTTTTACAGAAATTTCCTCAATTAATTATAGCTGCCTTTGCTCCTTTTACTATTTCAATTTTAAGAGCAGCACTCCCATCTTTAGCTGGTCTACAAGAAAGTTTAGGTGTGTTTGCAGATAAGGCTAAAACTAGCTTTGCTCAAGCACAAGCAGCACAAGCTAAATTTAATAATGATGTTACTCGGCTTGCTGCAAGCAAAGCTACTCAAAAAGCTCTTTTAAAAGAAATAGGAGCAGAAACAAAAGCAGCCACCGCAAAAGTAAAAATAAGAAAAAATTCTTTACTACAGTCTTTGAGAAATGGAGAGAAGCTCGACGCAAGACAGATCAGAGCAATTAGAAGAAACTTAGAGAGACAAGCGCGCGGCTATGAAATAAAAGATAAAAGAGTTTTACGCTCTCTTGAAAAGAGTTTAAAAAAGATGGAGCTTTTAAATAAAGCTACCACAGATAAAATGAAACTACAGTTTCAAACTCTTGGCGCAAAAATATCTTCTTCAGTTACTGCAGCGACTGTTCAAGCAAAGAGCGCAATAGCAAGTCTTGCAAGTTTTACAGCAAAAGCGGCGGGCTTTATGGCAACTGCTTTGGGTGCAATAAGTTGGATAACTTTAATCGTATCATTAGGTGCTCTTGCATACGCTTTTATTCGTGGATCTGAAGAAACAGAAGAAATTACAAATAAATTTCAACACTTGATAGACAAAGAAAAGCAATTACGAGAAGAATCTGATAAAGTTGTTCAAGTTCAGAATATTTTAAATGAAGAGTTTGAGCGAGGAACTCAGATGATTGCTGCTTATGGAGCAAGGCTAAATGATATTTCTACTAAATCTTTGGGCCAAATGGTTAATCAAGAAGCTGCTACAAAGGCTATCGAAGCATACTCTCGAGCGGTAGAAAAAGCAAGAAAAGAAGTAGAAAAGTATGATAAAGCTCTTAAAGCTTCTCAAGGAGCTGCAGCAGCTGGCTCAACTCGCTCAGGCCAAGCAGGAAGTAGAAGAAGGGCTCAAAGAGAAGTAGCAAGCGGCACTGTTCTTCAAAAAGATCTTGATGATGCAACTAGACGCTCAAATGAGAGCTTTGCAGACTTTATTATGCGTCAAGAAGGTATGGATGAATCAACTCAATCTGCACTCGCAACATTAGGAAGAGAGCTAGATGAGTTGAAAGCTCTTGATAATGAGCTTTTTAGTAGTAATAAACTAATTCAAGAGTACAGAAAGAATTTAGAAGGCTTCATTGGAGGTAACGAAGAGTTAGCAGAAAAAGTTTTTTCATCAAGAGACGCAATTATAGAACTAAGAGGAACTATTGAAGGCCTTACAAGAGCTACTGAAGAAAATATTTCAACAAACTTACGTTTACGAATGAAACAGTTTCCTATAACGGAAGCAGATGCTTTTGTAACTGCACTGAAAGCAGAACAAAGAGAGCTGACTAAGCTAATTGCAACTCAAGAAGATGGAAAAGCAATAGAATCTCAAGTTGAACGACAAAAAGAGCTTAATAAACAACTTGACTTTTTTACAAATGCCGCAGCCTTAGAGACTCAAGTAAAAAGAGCTACTCTTGAAATACAGATACAAGAAGCCAAACTCCTGGCAGGTAAAACAAAACTTCTTCAAAATGAAGTAAGATCTCGAGCAAAAATAGCACAAAATCAAATAAAAATATTTGAAGCAGAGCAAAAGATTGCTCGAGCAAGATCGCTGCTCAGTCAAGATCAAATAAAAGCACAAAGAACATTAGCAGATACTTCTGGTGAAGTCACCGCCACTCAAAGAGACGAAGCTCAACAAATTCTCGATGGATTAGATGCAAGACAACGAGTTATAATGCTTGAAGAAGGAAAAATAGGACTACTTAGAGTTCAAACTTCTGAATTAGAGAGGCAGTTAAATACAACCCAACAATTACGAGATGCAAGTTTACAGGCTTTTGAGTCAAGTGCTCAAAGTGGAATTGCTGCACTTATAAAAGGTACAAAAGATTTTAAAGATGCACTTACAGACCTAGCAACAAGCGTACTAAATTCGATAGCCGATACTCTTGCCAGACAAATTACAACAAGAATAATGGGAGCATTTTTAGGGGTTAAAGATCCTGCGGTTGAAATGTCAGAAGCAATTAGAACTTCTACTGAAACGGGAGCAGACACATTTGAAACCGCAATTGTTAGGGCGACGCAAACTGGAGCCAATGCTCTGGCTAATGCCGTTGCAGGGGGTGCTCCAGGAATAACTCAATCGGAGTCAGGTGCTCCAACAGGAGTCAGAGATGTAGCTATAAATGGGGACGAGGAAGAACAGAAGAAAAAACGCGGACTTTTTAGTTATTTATTTGCTCGAGGAGGGGAACAAACGGGCGGGTCCGAAGGAACCAGCATAGATCCAAAACACGGAAAAGTAGAAGAGCAGAAAGTAGTTGGAAAATCACTTGGTATTTTTGGTCCATTCTTAAATGACTTCAGTGCGATTTTTGAGCAAAATACTGCTGGGGGTTTTCTTGGACAACTAGGAAAAACCTTTATGAGCGGAGCAGAAGGTTTTGGTAGTTTATTTACTGATCTTCTTGGCGGTCTCTTTGGAGGCGGTGGAGGCGGCGGTCTTGGAGGTCTTTTAGGTGGAATATTTGGTTTCCGATATGGCGGCATATCTTCTTACAGATATGGAGGAATGTCTGATAGATACTCTACTGGAGGAATCGCACGCGGTCCACAGGCTGGATACCCCGCAGTATTGCATGGAAACGAAGCAATCGTACCTCTTCCAAGTGGCGGAAAGATTCCTGTAGAAATGAAAGGAGGAGCTGGACAAACAAATAATGTTGGTGTAACTGTAAATATATCAGGAGACGGACAAGCAACTACAGAAATGCAAGGAGACCCAGGAAAATCAGAGGTATTAGGAAAACTTGTAGCTGGAGCTGTACAAGAAGAGTTACAAAAACAAAGAAGACCTGGAGGTATATTAAGTCCTTATGGAGCAGCTGGAGGAATCTAATGGCACTCGGATTTACAACATCAAGTAATTTTGGCAGTTTAAATGTTCTTCCTGACAAAGGAATGACGCGAAAAGCTACGCCTCAAGTTCGACGAGTAAATTTTGGAGACGGCTACGAGCAAAGAACAACTTATGGAATAAATAGCGTTAAAGAAGAGTATAATGTTAGCTTTAAAAATCGTACTCGTGGAGAGATAGAGAATATAGCAGGCTTTTTAAAAAGTTTAAAAGGAGTTACATCTTTTATTTTTACTGTGCCAGATCATTCTAGCACAGAAGAAGTTACTGGTGTTCTTGATAGTACAACAGATGATGAAAAGTCAATACGAGTAGTTTGTGACAGCTTTAATGAGAATTATCAGTATGAAGACTTTTATACTTTAACAGCTGTATTTAGAAGGGTTTACGAATAATGACAGCTATAGTTGAAAATGTACAAAAACAAGGTGTTGAGTCCTCAATAATTACTTTGTATCAATTAGAGTATGCCGCCGGAACCTTTGCTTATTTTTCAAGTGGGACAGAGGAGGATTTATCAAATATTGAATTTCGTGATGCAGATGGAACAATACGAAGCTATACTCCTATCCCGATAGAGATAGAAGGATTTGATATTCAGTCCGATGGTGCTTTATCTCGTCCAAAAATGACTGTGGCAAATATTGAAAGTACTTTTAAAAGTTCTATTGGTGGTTTAAGTTTTGAAGATTTAGTTGGAAAAAGAATTACTCGTAGAACCACGCAAGAAAAGTATTTAGTAGGAAACTCTGGGGATTCAACTCCTCCTGTAGAGTTTCCAAAAATAACATATGTTATTGATAGAATTTCTTCAAAGAATGTAATGCAAGTAGAATTTGAACTAGCCGCTCCTTTTGATCTTGCAGGAATACGGCTCCCTCGTAGAGTAATTATTGGTGGAGCTTGTCCTTGGAAGTACCAAGGGGCCTCAACTACTTTGTCCGAAGCAAATAAAGAAGGAGGCTGTCATTGGAGGCTTGATAATAAGCTAACTATAGATGGTACAGATCGATCAATATTTATAAATGTAAATGATGAACAAATATTACCATTTGTTAGTGGTGTTGCTTTAGGTACGGCTGCAAGCGGCACATCTAATTTTATAAAGGATCAGTACTATTATACAACTACAACTCAGCAAAGGTATGATACTGCGGGTGTACTATCTTCTGTAAGTGATGCTTTAACTTATCAATACTGGCAATGTTTGTCAGCAACAACAAGTCAGCCTTCAGCTACAAATGCATCTTTTAGAAAAGTAAGAAGATATCTTACTTCTTATAGTTCTGGTTTTACTTATCATGGATACTTAGATAAAGCTTTTAATCATAATGTGCTATATAATAATATATTATGGCAAGTAAAAAGAATAAGTGTAGTAGGGGTTACTCCTCAAGAAGGAGAATTTTGGACAAGAGCAGATAATTGTGGTAAAAAATTAAACTCATGCTCAATGAGATATTCT